CATTGCTCGATCATTCCCTTGAAGGTGATCTTACGCTTGGCAAAGGCAGACATCGACGTCTCCACTTCCTTGAAGAATGCCTGCGAGAAGGGCTTGGCCATATTTCGGCCCTCAAAGGACGAACTCATCATCGACAGCAGAGTAACTTCATTGCTGAACACTTCAGTATACTGCTTTAGGAACTCACCAGCAGCATCTTTAGCGAGAGATGCATTCACACGAACACCTTGTGTTGAACCTGTCTTCTCCAGTTCAGCGTAACGTTCGTATGTCTCCATCATATCAAGTATCTTGGCATACGCAGTTTTAGGAACGGCTGCACTTATATCGGCCAATTGCTTGCCAGGAAAGAAGTCACCCAGAGCGCCTTTGTAGTCCATCTCTTTCTTAACTTCAGGCGTAAGGTTCTTGAAAATCTCAGCTACAGCACCTTGTTGCCCGCTTATGTTGTTCACAAGCTTGGCTCTGGATATTTCAGACAGATTAGTGGCACCTAGTGACTTCGTATTAAGTGCTATCTCATCAAGGGCCTTTCCGACAGTCGTCAGTTGACCAGCTTGTACCAGCTTGGTGACATCAGCAATTGTTACTGGATTGGCCAGTGCACCAGATGCATTGATGTACTTCGCAACACCTTCAAAGTCGCCTATCTTCTCGATACCTGTAGGGTTTCCAGCTACCATGTCACGGATCATTTTGCTAATATCGACACCTGTGTTAGCCTTGATCCATGCATTGATGCCTTCAACGCCTTTCATCATCGCAGCCTTGAAATCCGCAAGTACTGATGTGGATTTTTCTGTCTCAACAGTTTGATCTGCAGTGGCAACAGATTGACCGACGATAGCGCCCTCCGCCTTCGATATAACACTCACCATATTCTTAGAGTAGTTTGCATCTGTGGCGTAACCACCTTTTTGTACAGCCGTGGCGTACTCGCCTAAGTCCTTCCTACCACGCGCACCATCGTATCTCTTGCTGGACATTACACGTTCGAAGTCCTTAAAGAAATCGTCAATGGTTGCATACTTAACGTAGTTGCCGCCTTCACTGGCAGGGCGTGGAGAGCCTTTAGAGCCGTTCGGATTGCCCTCAGTATATGTAATCCCACCGAAGTTGTTATTCAGCTTCGCAACATTAGATGTACCGCCCTGGCTCTCATAGTACAACTGCTTCAACAAAAGGTCAGAATCGATGCCCAACGAAGTAGATATACGTTCTGCTTGTGGCTTGTACTTCTTTATGAAGCCTCCTAGATTGAATCCAGGCACACCACCGTTAAGCGCCTCTAAGAACGGTCTGAATTGTGCAGCAGCCTTGGCGTTTACGACAAACTCACCGTTTGACAGCATCGCAGGGATACTATCAGACGTCGCGGAGCCAAGTCCGAATACAGATCCTCCTGTAGAGAAACCTGGAATACCTCTTGCCTTGTTCGTCATGAAGTAATTCAAGGTCGTCTCTAGATCGTCACGTCTACCTGTCTGGCTTTCTGCGATATCAACGGCAGGGGCAATCATCTTGCTCTTGTCGAACTTAGCGAAGCCTTTCAGTAGATCAAAGTTCGTCGTACTGAACTTACCAGTTAGGTCTTGAAACGTCAATGCACCAGAGGAGTTATTGATCTTAGCATCATCAGCTATATCTATGAGGCCTCTCGCTCTGGTCAACGCATCGTGATCGTTTAGCATGCTCCTTGCAAGGTATGAGCGCGCTGCTATGGCTAAGGTCGCTTCACCCGCCGGACTCTTAATAGCCGCATTCTCGAAAGCCCACTTAGATGCTTGTGCCTCAAACAGAAAACGTGAATCAAACATGTCCTGGTAATTGGCGAAACGAGCCATATACTGCTGGTTCAATGCAGAACCTATTGCGTTCGCTTCCTTATACTCGTTACTGCGCAAGTAAGGCTCGCCGACTTCTCTGTAACGCTTCAAGGCCCTCGCAGAGTGCTCTTCAAGTTGCATACGTAACGGCAATATGTCGCTACGTACCGTTTCCAAGAAAGCATTATCAGAATGGATATGTCCAATCTCATGCAATGACACGTAGTACTCGCCGTATCCGTTCTCTGGAGTGATAGCGGGGACATTAAGTGTTTTACTTGCTGGATCAGTACGCGCTGCAACAGCATCTACATACTTAAGTTGATAGCCGACCAGTCCTGCTTTAGTGGCGACATCTTGTTGCATGGCAGCAACTATTGCAGGTGAGACACCATTGTTGATAGCCTCGAGCAACTGCATGTTGTCCTTAGCAGCTGCGGCCTTAACGACGAATTCACCGTTGGACACCTTAGCGTTGATACTGTCAGATGTCCCCGTTCCTGGACCACGAACCTTACCACCACCTGAGAAGGCTGTATAAGGATACGGTTCAGCTTCACCATCTTGTTGCTCACCACGCTGCAGGAGAATGTTCTTGGTTGTGTCGAAGAAATTTGTTATACTCTTTCCGACAGACATACTCCAATCTAGGAATCCTTTTTCCATTCTAGCAGCAGTAGCATCAGGTAGCAGCTTAAAGTCGCGTCCACCATCAGGCAGCATCTCTACCAGCAGCGGTTTCTCCAAACCCATTGTGCCTAGGATGGCCTTCTCCACATGGACACCTACTTGCTTGCCCATACGTTCAGCTTGCTCGAAGTCACCTTGCGCTATCGATACGGCAGTTGCACCGATACCCATTGCGGCTGAGGCAGCATGCTGTCCAGGTGTCGTCGGTTCAACATCAGGACTGTCACCCATTAGCCACGGGAACTCTTTCTTCAGATAATCTGTCAGCGCCTTAGCACCAAGATCGAGGCCTTCTTTTATTGCCTTAGGGATCTCATCAGTAACAATGAACTTAAGTGTGTTCCAGGTCTCAGGCTCTTTGAAGAACAACCAACCCGCGATCAAAGCTGCAGTGATGATTGCGCCTATAGGCGTGAACACAGCACCGAGAACCGCACCGAACAACAAGGTGAAGGCAGATACCGCTGTAGCACCAGTGAGCTGACCTAAAATGCCAGCACCGATTGTGACAGCTATCTTCTGATGCTCAGGTAAGTCAGACTGTCGTGCAAACTCAGAACCAGCTGTGAAGCCTGCGTAGCCACCTAAGAAGCCACCTGCGCTTGCTAACGAGTTCTTCAGACCATCCTTGAACTGAGTGGAAGCATCACTAATGCTCTTACGCAGTGTGTCACGTGTAGCTGAAAGCTGTTGTATCTGTGGGCCAAGCATTGCCACTTGCGACGTAGCGTTTGTAACTTGGCGTTGCGAGAATGCAGCGCCCTCTTTGATGGTCTTGTTAAGCGACAACAATTCCTTCTGGATAGGAGCTACAGCGCGTTGCGCGTCATTAGCAGTGGATAGCCTAGAGATGGGCAAGTCATTGACTAGCTTCTGTACCTGTGCCTGTTCACTTAACCGCTTCGTATTCAGTGCCACCACTGCCGTCGATCTGTCGAATGTCTTGGTAGCGTCCTTAACTTGCTTGTTAAGATAGCTCAGCTCAAGTTGTTTACCGACCGATTTTCCCATCGCAGTTGGCGAAGTAATGACATCGACAAGAGCACCGCCAGCGGCCTTTCTATTGTCCGAGGAAAACAAGAACGCCAGAGCTGCCAGCTTAAGTGTAAACTCAGCGATACCCTTCACGACGGCTATAAGCTTGTCACCCATGCTGTCAGCAGTCTCTAGGTACGTTGATATTGGACCGAAAGCGCCACTACCAAAGATTGCTTCTTTGATCGACCTGCCAATATCCAACGTAGTGCGAATGCCTTTAACGAGTGCGTTGACGAGCGTCCCTTCATCGACGTTCTTCGCCAACATCGTGCCGGTCAGCCCTACACCACTCACAGCAGCAGCTTTAAGTAGGAAGCCACGCATGGGGGCCATCGATGAGAAGATAACAGTAGGTATCAAAAGCATCGCGCCTAAGATAGCAGTCAGCGTTGCACCAATAGCTAAAGTGGCAACCACCTGATCTTTGTTGTCGAACGCATTTATGATGTCATGCATGAACGGTCTATCGACTTCTTGTTTGTGAGGACCGAATGGGACTTGCGCGCCGCCTTTATCGTCAGGGATACCTACGATCTGCCGTACTAACTTGCCACGATCAGTGCTTTGTAACCAGTTTAGGCCACTAGCTACATCCGACTGTTTAGCGATGATACGGCCTAATGACTTGAAGAATCTAGGCACAAACGAGATGAAATCGTTGTACATGTCACCGATAGTAGAGAGGGCGTCGCTAGTGTGAGACGCAACAGAGCGACCGAGTCCATTAACAAAGCTGAGAAGCCTCTCCACATAACTTTCTTCGGCGGCTTCTATATTACTGGCTACCAGACCCTTAGATGCTATCCCTGTAGACAGCGCCTTGCCGATTTCAGTGCTAGCACTCTTGTTCATAGAACCGAGCAAATCAAATGGCTTAGCCTTAGCACCGTCACCTAGGTGATTCTTCCTGAACTCGGGGAATGTACCTTTAGAGTTCTTCTGGAGGTTGTTGAGATATTCTACGGTGTCGAAACCAGGCATTTCAACTTTAGGCGGCTCCTTTACAGCCTCCTTTATATCCTTCAAAATCTTAACCTGCTTGACACTTTCGTCGAGTATCTCGACATTAGTTTCTGGATAGATAATAGGGGCCAGCCATTCCTTACGCCAAGCTTCTATTTCTGCCTCTGTGAAACCTGTATCACTCTTATTAGGAGCTGTAGTTTTCTCATCTGGATAGATAAGTGGTTTCAGCCATTGATCCTGCCAGTCTTTGACCTCCTGCTTGGAGAAGTCACTCCAGGGGTTCGTGGAAGGTGCTTTGTAGTTGGCATCAGTCGGCTCAGGTAGAGCTTTCGGTGTTGGTTTCAACCACTCAGCTGCCCACGCCTCGTCTGCAGTTTGGGTACGAGCCTTAGATGTCGTAGATGCGGCAGGCTTATCAGCAATACCTAAGACCTGCTTCCAGTACTTAGCTGCATCAGTGAACACCGTCTCGAACATCGATGTGAATGTGACCAGCAAGGGTTTCACTGCAGTGGTCATCTTACCTATCCAGCTGATGACACCCTCTACCAAATCAGGGATCCACGAGTTGCCAATGACTCTGTCATACAGCCAGGCGAAGGCAGCTTCAATTCGTTGTACTGTGCTGATGACCTGTTTAGCAGACGCCTCGAAACCACCGAATGTGAACTTCATGTCGAAGCTCAGCATGTCCCCCAACATCTTAGCAATCTTCTGGAATGCGGCACCTGCCGTATCAGGTAGATCAGAAAAGAACACCAATAATGGCATCAGCGCTACGATAGCCTTAACCTTCAGGTAGGCCATGTCTGTGATGAAGCGAGTAGCGAATCCTGTGATGGACACCGCTAGCTTATCAATGAATATGGCGATAGGATTCGATCCACCGAACAGCTGCAAGACAGCCTGCATAATCACTGTGAATGCATTACCAAGGTTCTTCAGAGAGCCACCTATGGTAACGAATCGACTCATGTTCTTGTTGATCTCGTCCGTTTGTGACAGAATACCTGCGAACACACGATTCGCTGATAGTGTACCTTCCTCACCCATCAGCCGTAGTTGGCCGATTGATACGTTCATACTCTTGGCAATCACTGTAGCCAATTCAGGTATGTTCTCGAGGATAGACCGAAGTTCGTCACCCTGCAGTCTGCCAGAGCTTAACGCTTGACCAAGCTGCAGAATACCAGCAGAGGCTTGCGCAGCTTCTACGCCGGAGGACTTTATGATGCGAGCAACGTTAGCTGTCACTTGCAGTGCGTCCTTGCTAGATGCGCCGAAGTTCTCAGAGGCACGCCGCAGTTTGACATACAAATCAGCCACATCAGTGATCGCTATGCTTGCATCCATAGCCACAGCGGTTATCTCTTTGAATCGTTCAGCCTGCGCGCCTGTGCTTTTCTCCACGAGACGGAGCTTAGCATTCAGTGTGGCTACCTTGTCGGACAATGCTGCTACACCAACAGTTGCTACTGCGATAGCCGCGAATTCGCCAATAGAGCGTGTAGCTCGCATCAAGCTATCTGACATGCTGTTGGCTGACTTACCGATATCCTTTACCGAATCAGACAACCTGCCAAGCTTGGCCGTATTAGCCCCTGAGCCTACCTTATCAGTGGCCTTGGTGATAGCCTCAAGTTTCTCAGTTGTCTTGTCAGAGGCAGTACCGATTCCTGTAACAGCCGTGACTAATCTCTGTATGTCACTTTCGGCTTTGGCGGCATTAGTTTTTACTTCTAGTTCAATTGCCATACTACCTCCGAAAAAAATCCCCTAGATAAGTTCTCCTTATCAGGGGGCGTGTCATTTGACACTCACGGGACCAGTTAGTCTACCGTATTTTAGTGCAGTTCGTTCTACGAAGAATTGTGGTGCTTGCTTCGAGGAACCACTATTCAAGTCCTCAATATACGGTGCATCGTTACTGACCACGACACTATTACCGTTAACAGAACTCTTCCAACGTGATCTTGCGTAGCCTGTGTCGACTGGCGTATTTATCGCCATGTCTATTGCCATCACCTCGGCTACGGTCTTGGATTGCTTAACGCGCTCCTTTAAGAGTTCATCTCTCATGCCCGCGAGAGCCTTGTCAATTCCCTTGGCTTTTACTGTCAGCATTTGAGTCTCCTAGTAGCGGATTAATATTACCCTTCGCACCGAGCAATTTCTTGAACAATGCGCTGGCTTTGAAGTTTGCACCTGAGATCTTACCAAGCTTCTTGTCCTCATCACGCTTCTTAAAGATAGGCGCTAATGAAGGAAACAGCTCTTCAGGCTTTTGTTTCAGACCTTGTGCTTTCAGTAGAAGAAATGTCCTATAATCTTCTTGCCAACCTGCAGGCCGTCGTTTATAGTACTCTATCCACCCCGTAAACTCGTCATAGGGCATTTCGTCTAATAACCGATACAAGGGCAGACGAAGAGTTTCTGCTAATTGAAAGAACACAAGCTCTTCGTCTGATAGATCCATTTACTTACCCAGGCCCGAGTTCTTCATGATTTCAGCAGACAGTTTCGTCAACTCATCCATCGGAAGATCAGAGATGTCGGAGTCACTGTATTCAGCGAATTCCGGGCAACCTGTGCGAATAACGAACAGCAGAACCTTGAGGTTGTCCCCTTCATCGTTCTCATTGCTCTTGACGAGCTTTTGAATTTCGATGACCTGGTTCACGGACAGCTTGAAGATCTCTACTTCTTCTCCCAGAAACTTGATTTTCTTCGGAGTCTTGTTGGCGGTAAATCGCATGCTCATTTTGTTATCTCTTTCGATGGATAGCATTATTTGAAATCCTCTTGATGCTTCGCCTGGAACTCATCTAAAGCCTTGAGCATTCCATGCAATACACCGAGAGTCTTGAATAATTCAACAGACTTCGGGCCTTCCACAAATTCTGGCAGACGTTCGTAAGTCTTTCTGATACTGATATCTACGCAACGCCGCATGTGTTTCGCAGTGGTGCGCAGTACATAACCCTGACTGAAGGGTTTCTCTTTCTGATTTTCCATTATTATCCTTAACATTGAGGACGCCGAACGCGGTGGTCTTCGGTCGTTTAAGATAGGGCAACCAATCCCTATCTCCTCAAACGTCAGCTATTAGGCAACCGGCTCAGTGGTGTAAGCACCATAGAAGTCGGACTGGATCGACAGCGTCAGGGTCGCGGTATTCGCGTCCGTCAGCTGCGGATTCACCAGCAACGCCTCGATCTTGCCCAGCCAGAAGAACTGAGTGTTCTTCGTAGCAGTGCCGTCAGAGGTGTCACCACCCAGGGCGGTCGAAGCAGCAACCGAACTGTAGCCAGGAGGCTCAGCATTCAGAAGCGTGAAGCGGAAGGCGTGGGTAACGCCGTCAGCAACAGCTTGACCCAGAAGCGTAGTGCTCGCCCAATCGGACGGCACGTAGTTGACAGTGACTTCCAGATTCGGAGCGTCAGACTGACCTTGTACCTGTTGCGACTGCGACTGTCCGAAGACAGGCACGTTCACAATGTTCGGAGGAGTACCGATAGCGGGAAACTCACGAACGTTCGCAATACGAGCGAACTTGGTAGCGCCAGCAGCGGCTTGGTCAACCGAGGTGAACATCGCCGCCCAATTGGTGATAAGACTGGGAGTAGCCGGAAGAGCCACGTCCGTATCAGCGCTAGCGCCGAAGTGAACGGACAGGTCCGAGTACATACCAGCGCCGATAGAAGAGATGTGTGCCATTTGTTAATCCTTAAGAAAGTAGTTGAACGGTACTGAATAGACGGCTTTGTACAACGCTGAGTTGTCCTTATCGTATCCACTAAGTACTAAATTGCTAGAACCAACCTGTGTGTGTCCACTTCCTGTTTCCAAAGACTTTCCAACGAGATGTTTATCAAGCTTGTCAGCTATCTCAACAACACGCTTTGGGCCTTGTCCAGCTTGGACGAATATGTCTATATTCAGGATTCCAGAAGTGGATTTCAGATTGACACCACTACCTCCCGAGATGATCGAAACTCTTATGTACTCATTGTTTGGTGCACTACCAACGTAGTTTGTCGGAAACGTTAAGACACCCTCGTTGGTCCATCGTGGCCTTTTGAATACAGAAAACACGTCCTGTTCCACAGCAGAGTATTTACCCATTATGTGGCCCTCGTGACTGTAACTGTTGTAGTGTATCCATTATCCTCTACCGGATGCGATATTCGCCATGTGTTGCCATTAAAGGTAGCTGTGTCGTAGACCGAAAGGTCGGACAAGTCCTCAGAGATCATCATCAGCTCGGCAGTCAGAGTGTTATTCTCTGGACTTTCGCCTTGCTGCTTCTTATCCCTACGCTTGGTGTTCAACACAGCTCTAACAACGGTCGTGACAGGAGTGGTGGTAGCCACAGTACCAGTCGCGAAGTTAAAGCTGGATGAATCCTTTTGCGTCAACGTAACGTCAATAGCTAGATCGCCTACGGCTTTGAAAGCCTTCCTTACAGCCTTTCGGACTGTCGCAAGGTAGGACATTAGTTAGCCCTCCATACAGCATTGCGTCCTCCTGTCCGCAGCATAGGATTGATAATCCGACGCACACTTGCAGGGATCAAGCTTACAGGAATGATGTTCTTCAGTTTGATCGAACCCACCTCTATGTCGATTACACCGCCCGTACTATCCATCAGACCATCGTTGTTCAGAACGTGGTAAGCTAGTTCGTACGTAGCATTCAACACTCGGGTGGGCGAATCAACATCATCAAACGACTTTGTTATGCCCAAACGTGGATCCCAATAAGAGCCAACCCTAGGAAAGGCCAGTGGTTGATCCTCACTTACAGCGGTTCCAATCCAGTTTAACTCATCTAATATGCTGGTAGCAGTGACCAGAGATTGAGCTTTTAGAGTGTCGCTAGCTTCAGTCCATGCAGCAACATCCGGCTTGTTAGCAAAGTACAACTCAGCCTCTGCCACCTCAACATACGAGTTTGTTCCTTTGATCAGCGCCATAAGTGACAAGTCCTATTAGGCGTGGAATACCGGGAGAATGCCCAGGCTCAGCGCGGAACTGTACTTGCGCTGCCACACGGACTGAACATAGGCAGGGGTGCCAGTGACCAGGCCATCAGTAGCGGCAGTAAGCGCCACTTGAACAGCGTTCTCGATAACAGCCTTGTAAGCAGCGTCGTCAGCAAACACGTTCTCGCTACCAGCCCACTTGTAACCGACCGGATGAGCGATGTAACCCCAACGATGCCAAATCGCAGTAGAACCACCACCCTTATAGGCAGCAGCATTGCGCTGGATTTCGACGGGATCAGGCACGTTCAGTGCATTGAAGTTGATCGCGCCAGGAAGAACGATGAAGCTCGTCTTGGTACCGACCACATCAACGCCAGGACCAGTGTTCATCTTGGTGAACTCGGCAGATGCCATGCTCTGAGTAGCACGAGTCAAGATAAGACGGAACTTACCCTGGAAGATCGTGTTGAACTCGATGCCAGCTTCGCTGACCTTATCCTGATCCACCAGATTGGCAGAACGGAGCGAGGCCATGACAGCGGGGCTGACGACCAGATAAGCATACGACGGCTCGTAATCCTTCCAAGCCATACCCATGGCAGTCAGGAAGCCCTCAGCGCGGGCAGCACCTTGAGCAGTAGCCGAAGCAGCAATGACCGGCAGCACGTTGCCCAGATCGACGTAGAAACCATACTTCTTGTCGGTCGGGTCGTTGTCAAACGTCTGTCCACCCAGACCGTTAGAGCCTTGGGCCTTGCCAGCACCGTTCAGCAACTCAGCAATAGCGACACCCTTGCAGACTGCAAGAATGGCGTTATGCTCGTCTTGAGCACGCGTCTCAGCGAAGTCACGACCGAACTTGGCCAGACCATCTTTCTGAGTAACAACTTGCTTCATGTTGACCTTCTCAGCACCTGCAGTCCGGACAGACTTGATGTATGTCAGGAATTCAGTGTCGGAGGTCGTCGCTGTACCAGCAGTACTGTCAGTAAGCGAGGCCAGGTTAATGGTCGGGGTAAGCGGCTTTTCCCAACGCAGTTGACCGATGAAGGTCTCAGTTTCAGTATCGATTTGCGAATTCGCCACGGTGATGCCGGTGTTGACCAGCTTCTTCGCGTTCGTATAAGCTTCATCGTAGTACGCACCAATAGCCGATTGCAGAACGGTATCAGTTGCGCCAGTTACACTCTTAGTTGCACTCATAAATATTTCCTTGTTGTATTATCGTTGCGGCAGTCTGCCTTCAGCAGCCATTCGGATCACTTCGTCTTGTGATTTGGCGAATAGCGATGTGTCGCCAGAGCCACCATCATTCCCACCCTTGCCTTGTCCCGAACCGGAACCTCCGCCAGAGCTAGCTTTTGTTTTGAACAAGAAAGATTGATTGTCATCAGCAACATATGCAGCAATGAAGTCTTTGATAGTGACACCGCTCTTGTGTACCCATTCGCCCTTATCGTTGCGAACAAGACCTTCAGCGATTTCCTTAAAAGCCATCTCAGCTGCGCGATCGTTCTTGAAATCCAGTCCTTGTAGTGCTGCACGCACATTCGCATCCCGAGTAAGCTCAGTATTGCGACGTTCCAATTCTGCATTCTTTGCATCCAGTTCCTTGCGCTTCACTTCAGCATCGGCAAGACGAGCCTCGTAGACCTCACGGTGTTTACCTTCGGCCTCAAGTCGCTTGATTTCAGCTTCACGTTCAGCGGCTTCTTTCTCCTTGAGCTTCTTCTCAGCAGCGTCTCGGATTTCGTAAGCCTTGTTGAGGTTATCTTTGAGGCCCTTGATCTGAGCTTCGATTCCCTCTTGAACTAGACGAGCGATCTTCTGTTCTTCTGTCTCACCCTTAAGAGCTTCCAGCCGATCCAATTCCGCTTGTTCCAGCGCAATCTCTTCGGTAGTCTTAGGAGTGCCATCTTCTTTATTCGGATTTATTGCCATGATTTCAAAGCTCCTGGGCACAGCCCATTTAAAATGTTAATGAGTACAACTCATTATCCAATTCCGTACCAGTAATGATTACCCTTGAAGTCGTGCGTTATCTTTACTAAGACATCGCTCTTCTTCAGAATATCACTCTCTTGTAACTTCTTACCACCGACAACAGATCGACCAGCGATAGGTATCAATCCAATGTCAATAGCTTCGTTCAGATACTTGTCATAGAGTTCCTTAGACAAGCCTCTATCACGCATTTCGTTAAGTGTGTCTAGGATAACGTTCTTATCCAGAACATTCGCATAGATTTCCCTAAGTGCATCCCTTGACTTCAATAGATCGGCAGCGTTGGCCATGAACGCGTCATGCACCGTAGCAGTAGGTATGTTGTTCTTACGTCCCCATAGATGATACTGCTTCACAAGTGTGGCGTCATTAGCATGGTTTCCGTTAACGGCAAAGGCTGTTCTAGCTTTGTTTACATCAGCAATGTCCCTCATGGTGTCTGTTTTGTTTCTGAACTCTTCCCACCACGTAGGGTCAGTCTTCTGTTTGATCATGAGGATGTTGGTCACCCAATCACCATTTGCATCACGATACACTAATCGCTCTTCGAACGCCTGTGTGAAATTCTGTTCAATAACCTTGCCATCAAAATTAACCCAAGGGATGTTCGTCCATTGTTTCGGCATCTTGTTCGGATACAGTACATCGAAGCCTCCGTAGAGTGTCTCTTCGATCGCACCTAACTTGAACTTTACCTTTCCAAGTGTAGTGCCAGTACGTCTGTCCAATGGAGCTTTAACACCGTAAATGACTTCAGATAGTAAGTCTCCTGGTTTATACCAAGGGACACGCTTAAGGAATTTCTCGCTGATTGATTCACTGGCTTTTGTACCCAACAACTCTGCCACACGCGGTGGTAGTTTGTCGCCAGCCTTGTAAGCACCGAAAAGCATCTGCCGCAGGATCTTAGCTTCGTCGAAGGACGCTTCATTCGGCTTGGCACTAGTGAGGAAGTCCTCAGCTAGTCTACCAAAGTAACGTGTGAAGTCCTTAAGAATAGGAACCTGTACAGCAAGATTTTCGCTCATGATCTCAGCAATAAGCTTGAAATCATTAGGTGTTACAACTTTATCGTATGATCGAGATAGCTTCTCGACGAACTCGTAGGTCTTCGGTTCTAGGAACCATAAGTCCTCTAAGAGGTCATCACCAGGATCTACACCTCGGTTGAAGATATCCTTGACATCTTGTCTCAAAGCCTTTAGCTCAGATGCAGTGTCAGGATCGAATCTCTCAAAGCGCGCCGCTCTAGCAGCGATCTCATCGAGTACTTTGTCACGCTCAGATGCTTTCACAACGAGCAGACCTTCATTCTTTCCCAATGCCTTGGCCAGCTTTGTTTCCACATTCATAGCACCAGTGCGTTGACCTGCACCATAGAATGTGACCATGTTTTGTGCCTTACTTGCCTTCCGAAGATCCTTCTCAGTCAAACCAAGCTTCTGGTTCAACTTAATGAATCGAGGATCGTTGAAAGTAAGTGCAGCGATTTCGTCATACAACCGCTTCTTCTGATTCGTTGCGAGTACATTAGACAATTCAGCAAGCTGCTTATTCTTCGTAGTTAACGCGATGATCTGCGCACCAGAAGAACTGGCATCTTGCTCTAATGCGACTGCAATATCGTAACCCTTGAGCTTTGACAGATCAGAGTAGTCACCATCTAGGAAGCGATCTATCTTAGCCATTTCGAGCGACAGACGCAGTGCCTTACCTAAATCCTCGCCATCTATCTCTTGGACGAACTTCGAATCCAGGACAGCGCGGATGTCAGCAGGCTTACCACGTAGCATGTGATAACCTATCTTGACCATTTCTGGTCTATGTTTCTTAGCTATCTCTTGCCTACCTAGTACAGACAGTGCGTTGTACTTTCCTTCTAGATTATCAGAGAGGCCACCAATAAAGCCACCAATCTGGTCCTGAAGGTTCAGGTATCCTTGCTCATTAAACTTTTTCGATACAGCACTATTAAGGAACGGCCTAAAGCTTTCACCCGCCTGTGGGCCGATGAAGCCTCTCTCATAGATACGTGCACGATGGTCGAGAAAAGGATGATTGCTAAAAGAACTATCCTTAGCCCTAAGCCATGACATTGCTTTGAATCTCTCATACGCGTCTCCACGGCCACTCATATACTCGCGATAGTGATTCACCTCGCTGTAGTACTTAGCCCGTCCCTTGTCGTCAGTAAAGTGAAGTAACTTGTCAATGAAGTCGTGAAAGTCAGGATCAACCTTGTATTTCGTTTGAGCTGCCCAATTTAGTGCAGACGTCATGTCCTTGTCGATTAGCTTCTCAGGGAAGTCCTTGAATGACGACTCAGAGATTATAGGGATGCGAGTATCGTAGTACCCGAATAGTCCTTCATCTGTGAAGTACGTCTTGTAACCCTCTCTGATTCGCAACCTGTTGTGCTCTGTAGTTGCGCTCACACGCAGACCTACATCAACCTTACGAGTTAGCTTTGCGTATTCAAGAATACGAGGATCATGAACGACGACCACAACAGAATTAGTATCGTAAGCAGGACCGAAATACTTCCCAAAATTGCGGCTTCGCATTCGTCTCTTTTGGACACCACGCGTTTCAAGCTCGTAGAAACCCTTAGCCTTAGCGTTGTCCAGTAATTTGTTACCAAGGAGCCACCATTCTTTCCTATTGCCTCGATAGTTTGCTGCATTGTATAAATCACGACCTAGCGCAACAGCGAGTTGGTCTCTATCAGGGCTATCTGCCATTGCTAATCTATTGGCAAATCGTAGGTAGAACTGGTCTAACTGATGGTCTCCATCTTCTTTCAATCGTGTTCTGATCTTGTAAGGAATCTTGTAGTCGAAGATGTTGCGCAGTTCTCTTGCGATCTTCGGTGCTACACTATCCTCCCACTTGTTCTTTGCCCTGATGTTAGCTATGAAGTTATCATGCAGGTCTTGTAGCTGCACCGGCCCTAGGACAGGATCGATGTACATGTCTTGTTTCAGCTTGAGAAGGAAATTCTGGTCACGACGTAGCTGTGTCTCGATGTAATCAGAAACGTTCATTATGTCGAACTTGATCTGACCATTGAGAACGGCCTTAAGATTCGTCCATGGCTCCTTATTATCACGGAAGCGTGTGAACACGATACGTAGGTTGTCAGTTATAACAGCTCGTTCGTTAGCACCTAGATGTCCATCTAGATCATCCACAAACTTCTTGATAAAATCCTTGTCAGCTCTCTTTAAGCTAACAGAGTCTTCGACTAACCTGAGGTTATTCTTTAAGACAGCCTGATTCGGTTGAAATATCCTGCTGTCATCATAACGTCCTGTTAATGGATTGAACAATAACTGTTCCTCTGTAGGAGGGCTGTTCAATACACGCGCCTTAGTAGCCTTCTTTGTGTGCAGCAGATTGCCTCGGTAGTTTGTCAATGACAGATTACCATCAAGGTCTTTGGCTTGCAGCATATAGTAGTTGCGTAATGCAGCCACCATATCAGGAGAGTCTATTAGCTCTTCAGGCCTAGCTGCGCCTAGCTTAAGACGGTCTAGCTGCTCTTTAGCAATGGCGAATTTCTTCGTATTACCAATACCGTAGCCATCATCTGTCATTCTACGTAGCTCATTGATGCCGACAGAATTACCAGCAGGTGTTGTAAACTTGTCTACGGTTAGTTGACCACTACGAAATAACTCTAGTCGAGTATTATCACCAAGATGCCTTAGCTGAACATCAGTAGGCTGCCTCTGTAACCATTCGCTGTAACTCTCCTTTAACGGAGTTTGTCCATCATAGAAGGCGATCTGTTTCTGCGTCAACCCTTCCAAGTTACGTTTACGTATCTGTGCTACACCCTCGAGTTCACCAAGCTGGTCATACGACTTGGTTATTGGGATGGTAGTACTTCGGCAGTACCAGTGAGCAGGAGGAAGATGTGCAGTATCACTGATAGGATACACAGTACCGTCACGATGCTGACAGAGTGGCGTCGTACGAGAGTCCAGAACAGCGACATACTGCCAGCCAGTGAGAATCTTTTCATTTGCCTTGTACACCTCATGATCTGTTTGTGAACGAACAGACGTAATAGCAGTACGGACGAGGCCAATAGATTGCTGCTTAGATATGGTGAACACATTACCATCCCTAACAGACAATGCGATTGCTTTTTCATCTAGCCCCTCTGCGATACCACGTCGTATAAGTGATTCGAGACGTTTGCGCTCTGCAATGCTAACACTCGTCCAGCCACCCATCAGTGTCACATCATTATACAATGGGCGTTTAAGCACAATGTCTTCTGAGATGCGATAATTAGGCTTGGCTGTACGCCAGATCTTACCCACCACATTATCCATCTTCTGGTATGTGTAGGATAACTGATCGTTAACCAAATCCATTAGCGACTTAGAGCTTGTATTGAAAGCGTTACCATACGTCTTGCGCAACTGTATGTCTATCTCTTCCCGCATCTTAGGCGTCATCTTCGCCTTGTTAGCGAGTATGATGTCAATAATGCGAACCTTGTGCCCGTCTATTATCGTGGTAACCTTACCGGCAACACGCTCCTCATATAGACGTAACATAGCAGCGCGATCTACAAGCTTATCGTAGATGGCTGTGTTGGCATTAGTGCTCATGAAACTCCTCTTGTTGTTATTGAATAAGAACTCCAGAGTGCCCACTGTAGTAGACACCCTGAAATGTTACTCTGCTTTACCGATTACGCCGTCTTCCAAGGGTTTAGTCGTGCCTTGTTTCGGCTCCTTTGGCATCAGGAAGTCATCAGCTGTAATCTCAACCTTAGCGTCTTCATCGTTGTAGTCAGGCGGAATAATGTCATTGTGCTTAAGGATTTCCAACCACGTTGTACGCGGAATGAGGCCTTCCTTATACCATTCAGTAATGAGGCGTAGCCATGCATCACCAAGCGGTGCAGGATTGAAGTCAGCGCTAAGCGAGAAGTCGAATTCATTGGACTTAAACGCTGTACCATAACGCCAGTTCACCATAAAGCAAATAACATCAGCCATCACATTAGAGACCTTCGTGTTGAGCGTCCCTAATTGAGCAGCCTGAGCAGCATTGCGAATCTCTAATGCTACACCTGATTGAACATTCTCAGGTGACAACATACGTATTCCCATACGTGCCATCTCTTCGATTCCGGATGCGATGGCGGCTTCCATGTCCTTAAGAGCATCAGTAGGTGTGTCAAGGATCGAGGCTGTATCACCTTGCATAAGGCGAATCCAGGAGCCTAGTCCACCGTCAACAATTGCTTGGAACGTCTCGTCGCTAACGTTAGTAGACAACACAGGTGTATACGTAGCAGCACCATACAGCAGATGGTTACGACGACTAAGCTTGTTGTACAGATTGACTTCCTTATCAACCAGCGCCATGATGACAGGCTCGGTGACATCGATAGAGCCATTCAAAGGCCATGCTGGAATGAAGTCCAGAGGCTTACCTGCCACAAGGAAATTAGCGATAGTCTCGACAAGCTCATACTTCTTGCCCTGACCTGTGCCTACCTTCGTCTGTCCTTGTGTAGTCTCAGTCTGTGTCGGAACACGATGCTGGAACTTACGTATCTGGTACTTTCCTTCTACGATCTCATGTACCCACAGAGTGTCAAGTATTTCAGCATGGAATTCGTTCTTCGAGAAGTCCTCTTCGTAGCCCTTCACAATCACCATAGAGAGCGATTGTGTGCCTTTGACGACGTCAGTTGATACCTTCCAATTGATGACAGACTCAGCCTTCCACAAGATAGGGTAAGGCTTGTATGCGAGTTGTTCTTCCTTCGTGAGGTTATCAGCGTTAGGAACATTAGGGTAATCGACATATACCCAAGCACGACTCGTCTGAATCTCTTCCCAAAGTGCCACATCAAGGAACGCAGAGAGTGGCGAAGAGTCTTGACCGAAGTCATCGAGTATCCATTGCTTAGCCTCTTCTGGAGCACCCTTAGGCATCTCCAGGTGTGGCTGCTTACGTAGCAATCCACCTACAACGAACTTCGAGAACTGAGAAACAATACCAGGTAACTCTGCTTCTGCCTTATAGAAGGCATACTGCTCAGGTGTCATGTTCGGTGAGAACGGGATGAGCATGTTCGAGTAAGTCAAAACGTCCAGGTAATTATCAGCAGCTTTAACGTACCTCTCGCCGCCACAAACAGCCCTGCTACGTTCCCATAACTCTTCAACACTCTCATATGCAGCGCAAGGCTCACCTACACCTTTCAGTGGTTGGGCGGTAGGTACGGTCGACATTATTTACCTCGAAGAATCTGTTTGAAGTCCACGTGCGTGCCAACGAAACGACGTCCTGTGGCATTGTTGTATGCCTCGATGTTGTCGCCATCAGCTGGAAGGATTGTCCAATTGCTTGGAATCATCTCGAGGCTGTTCATGCTGACACCAACAAGAGGAACGATCACACGTTGCGGTGCACCAGCGAGTAGAGCCATGGTATGAGCAGCTTCTTCGGCCTGTCGCTGTACTTCAGCTTGTTGGGCAGCCTTGATCTCTTCGGTAGCGATCTCAGGTGTGCCTGCTGCAGCATCAGGAGAGGTGACAGTAACTTCGCCCTCAGTGGTTTGCAGTGTCATAGTAATCTTGACATCATCAGCTACAGCTGCTACATCGTGCTTGTCTACTTGAATTTTCATTTGTTTCTTTCAGTGTGAGTAACGGGAAGGTTTACCATCTTTACGAATGATCATGATATGACCATTGAGTTGTTTAGTACGGGGTCTGCCGAATGCTACAATCACATTACCATCTTCGTTCGTATCATAGACAATAGCAATGCCCTTATCTGTGTCTGCTGTTATGCAGTGTGATATTGGCACGCCATTGAAACGTACGATGTACTCGAAATAGTCAGGTGTATAGTACGGATTACTAGGGTCTGCAGAGAGAATCATTCAGCCCACCTGCGTAATGCACCTGTTACAGTAAGCTTGTCAGCAGGCGTCTTGCTGTAATCACCTGTTGTGCCATGAGCGAACACACGCACTGCACAGAAGTATACAAGACCTCGTGGCAACTTCCATGCTAACCACGAATAGAACGAGTTAGGAAACTCAGAGAGGTCACGCTTGAAGTAATACCAAGTGCGCCATATCTTGTCTCGAAGGCTCTCGTTCATTTCTTTTCCTTCTTCTTTGGGAAGAGCTTGGTACGCAGCTTCTTGATCGGGAAGGGTTCACCTGCCTTCTGACACGCCTTGATAAAAGGACGGGCTAAGTAGTTAGGCTGTCCCATTGACACAAGGATGTCCTCATGATAAAGCTCCTTGCCACGCAGCTTCACAC